CGGGCCGTACTTCGTTCAGTGCCTTCTTCGCTACATCTTCAAACTTGAAGTCGAGAAAAACACCGGTATCTGTTCCGTCCATTGAGTAATTGAAGCTCATGCTTCTACCTCCAGAGCATCTATCTTGACCGTCTCGTTCTTGTACTGAACATTGTCTACGAATGTTATCGTGTAGATTCTACCCGCAAAGACTATTCTGAAGTATTTCGGCTTGACCTCGTCGAGTTGTGGGTGCCAGCGTAGTGAAAATCGGACCGTCTGATCCGATTCGACCTGTGCGGCCATCCATCTTTCGTTCCCGGACAGAGAATTGACATAGGCGTAGTTCGTGTAGAAGTCTTCCCATCTCTCTTCTTCTTCGAATCCGGAATCATCCATGACGGACGCCAGCTTCTGCTGAATCGTTATCTCGTAAGGTCTTCCGTTTGATATCATCTGCCCGCCGTTCATATTGAGACCTCCGGTTTCTCAGAGGATCCCTCCGACGGTACGAAGTTAAACGAGTGAAGATTAAGCATCGATGCAGCTATCGGATTGATCTTGTCCTTCTCGACGGTCATCTGGCGGTTGTCGTACATGAACGAAATGATGGCCATGAATGGAAATACAAGATCCTCGTAGTCGTCGAGCATTCTTCCGTGTTCATCCGGCACATCTACTCCACCTATACCCGTCCAGTCCTTTATGTAGGCGATTGACGCTTCTTTGAGCGCATCAATGTACGCGAGGTCAGTTTCGCTTAGTGCTTGTGCGTTTTCTCGGAGCTGATTTAGTATTAGCTCCTGCGTTATCTCGCTTATCTTCATCTTTTGCCTCCGCTTTTACCGCCTCCGCCTTCTGTGTTTTCGCACTTTCTGCTTCGGCGTATCCCGCCTGTATCAGGTCCTTTGCGATCTCTTCGGGCAGGTCAAGAACCTGCCCGGAAATCGCTGAAAAGTTGAGACCTGAGAAGCTTACCTTTGCTGTAATCTTCATATGGTCACCTCTTAGATGGATGCTGTTGACATGTTAAGCACTGCGACAGCCTGCTCGTTCTGGATCTTCGCGTCGAACTCAATCCACTCAACAACGCCGAGAGCGTGCTGTGTAGCATATTTCTCGCGGAGAAGCTGTACGTTATCCTCAACAACCTTGACAGCGAGTGCCTGTGCGGGGTTGATGTAGTAGATAGCGTTTGCATTTGCTGCGATAGCAGGGCACTGATCCGATACGTATACCGGCTTGCCGAGGATCGTTCCGGAGAATCCTTCAACAACGTCATCGTTGAAGAGGTATCTGTCGTTCTTATCCTTCAGGAGCTGGCATGCTGTGAATGTGTCGGGATGCATTACGAAGTATGCGCCCGACTGATATGCGCTCTTGAGCTTGTTCTTAAGTCTGATAAGAACGTCTGCTGTGATAGCACTTGTTGATCCAGCGTATACGATCTGCGTAGCTGCAGCGGCGCCGGTAACCTTGTGAGTCGGATCTGAAGGCGCGAGGATCTCGCTGTCGATGAATACTGCAGCTGCTGCTGCCATCTTGCCGACTACGAAATCAACGAGGTCGATGTCCGTGCTGTTAAGCAGTGATATTGAAACCTTTGCAAGTACGCCTGCAAGGTATCCACTGAGGTCTACCGAGAGAAGCTTTGTTGACTTTGCTTCGAGATCCGTGAACTCTGAAGCGTATGCAACCGTGATGTTGTCGTTTGCAGCGTCAACGTAAGGGATTGATACTGTTCCAGTGATGTTGAACTTCTCAGCGTCCCTGAAGAGAGGGCTGATGTCCTTGATCTTGTCGATGATCTTCTTGACAACAGTCTTAGGGATGACAGCTGTGTTATCGTCCTTTGTGATATTGGAATCACCTGCGCGGTTACGAAGGAAGTTCGCGAACGCTCTGATCTCCATCTGCTCAGTGCTCTCGCTCTCTTCGTTGTCGGAAGCGATGTCCTTCTTTGTGAACTTCTGTGCTCTCTCGCACTGCTCGATCGTCTTGTCGATGGTCTCGACTTCCTTTGTGAGCTCGTCAACCTTCGCGTCCTCTTCAGGTGTGAACGCTCTCTGCTCTGTTTCGATGTTCTTTGTAAGTTCCTCGATCTGTCCTACGAGGTCATTTCTCTTTTCCATGAGTTCTTTCAGGTTCATTTTAGTTCCTCCTTAATCTGTTGATGATGTCATGATACTTTGAATAATCGATCGGCTTTGCCGGTTCGGTTTCGGGTTCTGTCGCCCGCTGCTCTTCCGGAGCTTTCTCGATTTCTTCCAGCGTGCGTATTACGTCCCTGTCCATTGCCCTTGTGACGAGTTTTTCCTTGTCTTTGGATCTCGCGTGCACGCTTGTCCCTGCGTATACAGGAAGCATGCTGTCGTCAATGAGCGATACCTCGACAAGATCGAGTTCTGTCACGATAGAGCGTTCAATATGGGCGTCGTAATCATAAGCTGTCCGGGAATCGAGCTGATGGAATCCAAAGCTCCATCCGACGAGCTTACCATCGCGGGCAAGCTGTATGATCTCGGGATCCGTGACCGTTGCCCTTGCGTGGAGTCCGATACTGTCCTCTTCGAGTTCAAGGTTTTCGTCCGTTGATCCGATCACGCGGTCATTGTTGTGGTTATGAAGCATCAATACGGGATCTGTTTTCTTTGATAGAGCCAGAGCGAATGCTCCGGGCTGAATCTGTTCTACAAAATCCGCACCGAACTCATCTACCATGTGCCGCGAATCACGACCTACCGCATTGACATACCCTTCGATCTCTACAGAGTCAGCTCTTAGCGTTATCTTCATCCGGGTTCTCCTTTCCTGACGTGTCGCCCGCTGCCGCTCCTGCCTGACTCGGTTCTGATCCGGACGCTACAACATCCGGCTCGTTTTCCTCATCCGGCACTTCTTTACCGTTTGCCACATCATTGATATTGACTTTTATTCCCATATTCGGCGTGAAAATCATGCCGTTGTCAGGGTTATATAGAACATCCTGGAGTCCGAGCTTCACGAAGTTGAGTCCGAGGGAGGCAAGGTTCTCCTGTTTGCGGATGTCATCTATCTGCAGGAATCCGTTCTTGTAGCCGTTCGCATAAGCCTCGTAGCGTGTCTTGATGTCCGCTTTTGTCAGTTCATACGTGTCAGCTGCAAAGAAATAGTCCTTTTTCTCCTTTTCGAGCAGGAGATCGCGGTCGAGCGACTTACATATTGCATCCAGGAGAGGAATTATGCAGTCCTGAACATATGCCAGTCGGTCCGAAGATGTCGCTCCGCCGTTTATGATCGCCGGAGGCATATTGAAGAGCTTGCAGATCTCGGCCGCATTGCTCTTTTTATTCTCATTGAGCTGCATCTCTACCGATGTTTCGGAGGCTTCTTTGAACGTGACGCCGTCGTTTAAGATGATCACGTTCTCTCCGTCGTTCGAATACAGCTTCCGGAATCCGTTTTTGAGTGCTGTGATAGCATCGTCAGCGAGCTTATGAGCTGCCTGCAGGAATCCTTTTTTGTTTCCGCCCTTCTTAACGAGCGTATTTTCGAACTTGAGCGAGTTATATGCTACGCTCAGAATAGTCGCGTTCTCGGCGATTATAGATGTACCCTTCCATCCGTTTTGTGTCGTCCGGAGGATCTTCACGAAGTCAAAAGGTCTGTACGTCTTTCCGTTGCAGATGATCCTGTACTCTTTGAAGATAGGATCCTCGCTGTACTGGAATGTAATGTAGTCAGGATCGACGTAATGAAGAGACTTGATCTCTCTTTTGCGGTTTATGTAGATATAGCCGCCTTTATTCGTGTAGTAGTCCTTGACTATCTGCTTTTTGAGGTCGGATCCGGTGAAAGTATCGCCTGTGTCCTCGTTGATGAGATCTACTCTCTTATCGTTCTCGACTTTTACGCTTGATCCGTCCTCTTGGCGTTTGTACAGATAGATCGGCACCGATGACACGGTGTTGCTTATTGTGTTGATACATCCGGCGAACGTCGGCACGTTCATCGCCATCTTTCTCGATACCGTGTCTTCCTGAAGAAACGCCTCGAGAAGAGCATCTGTCATCTGGATACTGTTTGCCGGTTCTTCCTCTTTTTTGTTAAATAATCCCATCTCAAATCACCTGCACGACAAAATCGCTGCCGTATATCATTTCCTGTTGCACCAGATATGTCGCGTTAATCGTTGCGACTACCATATCCACCTTGCCGGTAGATTTTTTCTTGTTCACGTACTTGTTGAGGTTCGTATCTGTCGTACATCTCGCGTTCTGAAAGTTGATCTCCAGAAGACGGTTGTCGTCGTATACGAATTGCTTGTTCAGTATTGACTCTTTGAGAAGTTTCGTCGGAGCGTGAAGCACGGAGCTGTGCTGTTTTATCTCCACGCACGAATATCCTTCCGCCTCAAGCTTCTGTACGGTCGAAATCGCGTTCCACTTATCGTATCCGACCTGTTGGATCTCGACTCCGAGCTTGCTCTCGAGCGTCAGGATGTAGTTTTCCACCTCGAGATAGTCGATAACTTCACTTCCGCAGGCTATACAGTTCCCGAGTTTGATGAATCTGTCATAGTCCACGCCCTCTTTTTTGGTCTTTGCGCTCTTCCGGTCCTCCGGAATGAAGCCCATCGCCCTGGCGTATATGGTCCCGTTCTCTTCCGTTACCATCGAAACGCATGTATTATCCTCCGAGAGAGACAGATCGAGTCCGAGCCATACACGACGGCCGCGCCACCAGGCATCGTCTTTGTCTCTTCTGCAGAGCTTGACCTTTTGAACATCAACATATCCCTCGACTCCGAGACCTTTATAGAGGATGTTGCAATGCTTGCAAAGGAAGTTCTCGCGTTTATTCTCGTAGAGAATTGCGTCGAGCCGTTTGTCCTTAAGGTCATCGAGTATGTATTGATGATTCACCGCTACCGGATTCGCCTGGAATAGCACGCGGTCATCTGTTTGCCATGCATCTCCCTGTTTGAGTGGATCGTCCGGCTCATACAGGAGTGCGAATGCTCTTTTGTTATCGATCAGACCGTCAAGGCGCTTCTTTGCCTTGTCGATCTCGTCGATCATCGCATTGTTATCGTTCGGATATTGTGTGCTGATGATGATCCCGAGCTTATTGTGCAGCGTCATCTGGGATGACCTCATCGCTTCGATCGGGTATGAGTCCATTGCTCCGGCTTCGTCGGCCAGGAATGCATTTGCGGTCTTGCCGTCCATCCTGTCTTCGGAATACGCGAGCGGTTTGTACTCATTGTCGTTGAGTTTGCATCTTATCTCGCTTCTCAGAATCTGAAATGCGGGATCCGCTTCGTCACAGAGCGCCGGAGATGATTTTATGATCTTTTTTATCGCAATTTTCAGCTCTGAAGACAGAGCGAGGTCGGGTGCGACACTGAAAAATCGGGAAAAATCTTCCTCTGTCAGCATCAACAATATGAAAATGATCGCGCTGTTGAATGTCTTGAAGTTTTTTCGTGCGATTTCAAGCAGTGCGGTCGTGTAATATCGTGTGTTTTTGTCTTTTTTCAGCTTCGTGCACATCGAAGCAATGATGAAGAGCCACGCGTACGGCTCAAGTCCTTCATCTATCGGGCACTTGAGATCCGGATGTATCATCAGTTTGAGCAGCCTTCCGATCCGAGCGACCGCATCTTCATCGACGCAAGCTTCCTTGTCGAGTCCGTCTGCTATGTTCAGCCAGCTCTCCGCCTGCATCTTGACGTATTTCGGGATGATTCCTCTGTCATCAGATGCCGCAAATGATGCGTATTTGTATGCCGGATTGCGTTTATTCATCCGAGTGCCTCTTTGAGCGAGTTCGTTTTTGTCTCAGGCTTCTTCGGGATTGCCCGGAGAGCCGATAATATGGTCATGCAGTGCTCTTTTTCGTATCCGTTCATCTCGTTGCGGATATTACGAGCGATCTGCTCGCGTTTTGTGATCGTGTCCTGCATCCTGGTCAACAGGCGGTAGTATTCCGCGATGTCTCCGGCGTCAACAAAGTCTTCCCGGCATTCTTTGAGATGCTCGAGCTCGACTTTCAGGTCCGTCACGTCGTTTTCCGCTTCGATGAGCTTCGACTTGTTCAAACAATAGCGGTTTGTGGCCGCGCCGTAGATTTCGTCGAACTTATCGATTGCTGTGAGAAGCGGTTTGAGACGCAAGAACTCGGCATGA